GACGACTGCCGGCCGCTTAGCTCGGCGATCAAGCCTTCCAAGCTGCCGAGGCGGTGCGCCATGCCCTGTTTTACTGCCTTGGCACCGATGAAGGTGCCGCCCCGGCCAAAGTCGGCCAGGACTTTGTCGCGGCCGACACCCATGTTTCGGGTCACCGCGTCGATGAACACTGTTTCGAGGTCGTCGACGATGGTCTGCACGGCCGCCTGACCGTCCTCGCTGGTCGGGTCAAGGCGCTTGTTCGGCGCATTGCTCGACACGACTTCGATGCGTTGTTCGCCCTCGACCGGCGGCAGGATGCGAAACCCCGCTACCGTGCCCACCGAACCCAGTTCGGCGGTCGCGTCGATCACCACTTCGGCACAGGCCGAAGCCATCCAGTACGCCGCCGAACAGGCTTGGCCGCCGACATAGGCGACGATCTTTTTCCGGCCACGGGCCTGATAGATCATTTCGGCCATTTCATTCAGGCCGTTGACCTGGCCACCGGGCGAGTCGAACCAAAGCACCACGGCGCGGGCCTTGGGGTCTTCAATCGAAGCCGACAGCGACTTGGCCAGCGCCTCGGTCGATGTACCGCCGCAGATGTCGTGCATCCAGCTGGCATAACGCGACACCACCCCGCGCACCTTGATCAATGCCACCCCGTCGCGCAGCTCGACGGCGGGGGCCGATTTCATCCCCTCGCCGTCTTGCGTGGCCAGTGCGTCCAGGCTGCCGGCCTTCAGCTCTCGGCGGGCGATGGCTTCCATGTCGGCCAGCATGGTCGGCGGCAGCGCCCAGGCTTGTGAGGCCAGAAACTGCAAGGCCATCAGCTTTTTCATGCGTCCTCCCCTGGCAGCAAAAAGCCCCGTTGGCGGTTGCCTTCGGGGCCTTGTTCGACGTTGTCATCATTGGGCGGCGCACTCGGCGCCTCCGGTTTGTACTTGCGGCGCTCCTCGATCACGCGCCGGTTGTTGATTTGCTCCCAGCCTTGGCCCAGCAAGTGACGGCTTTCCCGTTCGTGCGTGCTGATGCCGATCTTTAGCCGCTTCTCAGCCGCGTTGACCGCCTTCAGTTCGTCCAGCTCGCCCAGGTTCGGCCCGTGCCACAGCGCTTGGCAGTAGGCCCGGCGGACCAGCGGGTCCTGAAAGAACCCCGGCAAGCGCAGACGCCCCCGCGCCACCGCTTCCGCGATCACGGTTTCGTAATACGGCTGGCACACGTCCACAACGAAGTTGGCCCGGTCGACCATGATGTAATGGGCGAACTGCAACAGTGCCGCCCGGCTGGCCGAGTAACTGGCGGTAAAATGTTTGATCAATACTTCAAACGGCACGCCAATGGCGCCGCCGATCATGCGCCAGAGCGCCGTCACGAACGGGTCAAAGGCCGCATTCGGTCGCCCCGGGTTGGCCGTTTCAATGCTCTCGCCTTCGTCCAGCTCATACACCAGGCCATCACCCAGGCGCAGGTCGCGGGCTTCGTCGCTGTCGTCGTCATCGTCATCCGCTGCGCCTGTCCTGCCCCCTCCCGGCCCATAAGCATCCCCACCACCATCGCGGTCGGACTTGATGAACACGGTGAATTTCGAGCTAATCACCGACGCCATCAGTTCGGCATCGATGTAGCGCCCGGCCTGCTTAATCACCTCGATCACCGGCGCCAAATCAGGAATTCCCCGCGTCTGGCTGGCCCGCATGTTGTGGTTGGAGTGAATCAGCACGTTGCGCCGGCTCTGCTCACCGAACAGCGGCACCCGCTGCCAGGACGCTTTCGAGCGCAAAAAGCGCTTGGCCGGGTTGGTTTGCAGCACATGCACCGCCACGGCGGCGCCGTGTTCGTCCAGCTCGAAACCGCCCGACAGGGTTTCGCTGTCGGGTTTGTTGTTCGGGTTGCACACGCGGTCGGACTCGACCGACTGAAAGTGCGTCGCGTACGGTGACCCTTCACGCTCAAAGTGCGGCAGCAACAGAAACGCGTCGCCATTCACCCGGGCGCTATGGAACAGCTCGGCTTGCTTTTGAAAGAAGGTCTTGCGCCGCGCGGCGTCTGCCTCCAGGCAATCGGCCGCCAGGTTGAACTCACGCAACATTTGCGCCTGTAACGTCTCCGCCTGCTGGGAACTCAGCCCCAGGAACTCGGCGTCGATACTCGGTTCAGGCCGTAGCCCGGTGCCGATCACATAGACCGTCTTGGTTTTCATGGCGCCGTGGGCAATCGGGTTATTGCGCTCCAAATCGCGCGACCGCGACCGCAGGGTCGCCAGTTCGGGGTTAACGTCGCCGTCGGCGTCCTTTTTCGAGGTAAACCACGATTTCAGCGCCGGGCGACTTTTCGACGCCCCGGCGAATGAATCCAGGGCGTCGAGACTCATCCGGTCCCGCGCGCGCTCCAATCCCGCCGAGGCGGAAAAGAAACCGACCACGCGGTCGAAGACGTTTCGACTCATATCGGAATCCCTTGTCGAGCCACCGGCCCGCCGCGCAGGCTGCGCCGCAGGCGATCGCGTTGTGCATACAGGGTTTTAAGGTCCGCCATCTGCACCTTTCGCGTCCCGGCGGCCGTCGTCACCTCGACGTTTTGACCACCCTGCAGCACATCAAGAATGGCCTTGTCGATGGCGGCGATTTCCGCCCGAACTGCCCCACGGTTTCGGCTCATAGTTGGCACTCACTCACAGCCCCCCTGCGGCGTTTTTTCCGCTTCGGCGCCGGCGCTGCCGGTTCCGGTGAGGGTTTGGGTTTCTGTTTTACCCGCGCGCCATCAGGCAACGCAGGCATGTCCGTTAGGTCAGGCGCGGTTTCATCCGGCAGATCTAGCATTTCGTCCCCCAGGCGCGGCAGGCGATGCACCTGCTCAAGATGGGCGGCTGTCGCCGCCAACACTTCAGCGTCGAAATAGTGGTTGTCGGTACGCAGCTTGTGCCAGAAAACGCGCCCCGCCTGAGTCACCAGCCGCGCCTCGGCGACCACCTGCTGGCAGTAATCGTCGGTCGCGTCTTGCGCGATGTACCAGGCGCCCGCATGTTCCACCGGCCATTCGATACGGGCATGCACCCAGCTTTTGAAGTGGTCGGTGTGAATGTGCATCAGCTTCAGCGGTTGCCGTTCGTGGCCCTTCTGGTCCACGTCCGCGAACTTGTACGGCTTGTCTTGTTGCTGCCGGCCCTTGGTCGGCACTGCGCGGCCGTAGTAGCGCCGGCAGAACTGATAGACCATGTGTACCGGCGCAGCCTTGCCGCCGGGCTTATAGCCCGAGTCGACCAACATCCGCGCAATCGGCCGGCCTTCGTAGGTCGTTTCCAGCAGCATGGCCAGGTCCTGCCACACCTGTTCCTGTTCGGTGTCGCCCCATATCTCGCCGTGCTCAATCAGCCACGACGAAAAGTTGTAGCCGAAGCCGCGCACCACATAGACCAGACGATCGCCTTGCACGTCGACACCGGCCAAGATCAGTTGCACCCCGCGCGGCACCTCACCAAAGGCATAGGGCCGGCGTAGCGCGGCAACCGACTGCCAGGCCGGCGCCTCGCCCTTGACCATGAACAGCTCGCCGAATGCTGTGTTAATCGCGGCCTGCATCCGGCCGGGCTCGCCCGACAACATGGCCACCACGAACTTGCGCGCGCGCTGGCCAAAGGTCTGCCAGGGCGAGCACAACCCGGACACCCAAAACGACGCCGAAGTGTCTGCCTCCAGCGGCGCCAGGTAGGTACCGAATTCGACCGTTACCGTCACGCCGCCCTGCTCGATCTGCGCACCCGCCACGTTGAAGCCAACCAGGCGCTGGCCCGGGGCGACAAACACACCCCGGTCATTCATCCACTCTTTCGATTCCTCGGCGATCATCGCCGAGCAATGCGGACAGAACAGCCGGGCGTCGTCCAGGGCCTGCTTGGGCGTCGCCCCGTCGGGGATGTACAAGGTCGAAAAACGCGGAATGAAGTACCGACCACAACCCTTGTGCGGGCACGGCCAGGCCCATTCGTGCCGCGTGCCTTCCTGCCACAGCTTCCACACCGGCGAATGGACATCGTCCGACGGCCGCCAGCGCTCCAGGCCATCGTCATCGGTTTCAGTTTCCACGCTGCCAACGGTCGGTGTCGAAACAACCGTCACATTGCCGTCGATGAAGTTGGAAATACGCGCTTCGGCCAGACTGATCGGGTCGCCTTCGCCGCCGACGTTATTGCCCATACGGTCGCGTTCATCGACGAACACGTCGCGCGATGGATGCGACGCCAGCTCAGTCGCCGAACCCGCCCAGCCGAAGCCGATGCGCTGACCGTTGATGAACTTTTCATTGATCGTGTCTTGCTTGCCCTTGGCCAGCGCCTCAAACAGCGACGGCACCGACTTCAGCAATTTGGAAAAACGATCCTTGCTCACCGACTCGACGTTCTTGCGAGTCGGGCCGATGTACAGCACCGGACCCGGATCGTCGTCCATCCGCCAGCCAACCGCGTTTAACAGCACGCCGTCAGTCTTCGACATCTGCGCGCCCATCACGCCGGTCACCATCTTGAACAGCGGGTCGCGGATGGCTTCGGTGATGCCCTTGACCCAAGGTGCGCGATCACTGTTCCACGGCCCAGGCTCAGGACTGCCCGGCGGCAGAACACGCTTCTGATTGGCCCACAGCCAGGCCGCGCGCAGCGGCGCTGGCCGAAACACCTTGGCCCCCCGCTTAAGAATCCTCTTCAGACGGTGCGGCATGGATGTCTAGCGCCTCCAGCATGTCGGCCGCGACCGACATGGCCCGGGTCAGTTCGTCGTCGAATATCTGCAAGCCCGCCGCTTCATTACGCGCGGTGAATACTTTGGGAATCACCTTGCGGCCCACCGGGCGCAGGATCATCGCCATCTGTGTCAGTTCGCTGGCCAGGGTCTGCTCGACCAGGTCGATGTCGATCAAGGTCTTTTTCTTTTCGCCCAGCTCCAGGGCGCGCAACTCGGCTTCGGCTTCCCGCGTCTTGCGGTCGGCGCGCAGCTTCATCAGCTCTTCTTGTTCCTTGGTGGTGGTCACGCCGTCGACCGCATGACCGTCGCCCACTTGCTTGGCCACTTCGCGGGCAATCTCCCAGGCGGTGGCTTTGGCCATGTCGATGCGCATG